GGGAGCTTAAGGGAACTACTTGAACTTAAAGCTACCCTAGAGGGTTATATTTTCCCGCATACAGAAAGCACCCGTCCCTAGCTTGCCGGCCAGACGAGTGCTTATCACGACACCGGAGTGTTGTGGTTATTATACCATGGCGCTCCGGTTTTTACGTGTTTGCGGTTTTTGAGTCAAATGCGTATTAACCAACTCTATGACAACACATATAAGTTGTACGCTGGAAGGATGTCCTCGTTGTAATTGCATTAGAGCTATATATCATAACTTTAAAAACCTCACCTGGAGAAGCCCCTATTGTTAAGGTGCCATAGAGCGCACCAATTCCAGCATTAGCTATATGGTGTGCAATACGCTTAAATTGTACGTTATCTTTGTGCAACTCAATATAAACAATATTGCCTTGTACTTCTGTGCCTAGATCAACGGCAACATTAAATGTATAAACCCCCTTTTCATTAAAAGTCATTGTACTTGCTGTCGCATCGTATTCGGCCAAATAGTCATAGTGTTTTGATTGGAATAACAATTGCGTCAATGTAGAGGATGGAATCGCTTGAGTTGCATTGGGATAAACGTCTATCTTGGTTCTGGTGTCACTAATCGATTGTGAATCTAAAATAATCTCATTTAGCTGAGGTAGCCTTCGACTTCCTCAACGGTGAATCCAAGCTGAAATAGTCTACAATTGGAGTCTTCCATGTATTCGTACTGGTAATACTGGGGTGTCGTACCAGGCATATCAGCATCTCCACCGACAACCTTGTGAGTTTCGTCTGTAATGCCGTCGGATTCATTTTGCAAAAGTCCGGTGTTTAACCACTGCATCCGCTCATCCAAGAGTTCCCGGAAGACAGGCTTCCACTGCTCTGGTGAGAAATTATCCTTCACATAGGCATAGTCTTCTTTCGTGTTTAGCCACTTAGGGAATCCAATCATAGTAATACCTCCTACGTCTTTGATTGTTCATTGCAAACTTCCATGAGTTCATCGATTCGTAAACTTTGCCTCAGATTGTAGCTATTTGACCATCTTAGCCACCCCATAGTTGACGCTAGCGACGACCTGTATTGGTCGATTGATATCTTGTTCTTGCCCAATAGCACCGGTAATCGCTTGATCCGCTTTTTAGTTCTCTTGGCCGTGCTTTTCCTAACGAGAATATAACCGCGAAAGTGCCTATATCCCAAGAAATCAACTCCACGTGACACTTGGAACAAGTCGCACTTACTAAACGTCAACCTTAGTTTTTCAAGTAAGAATTCTTCAATGATTACCGCCATCTCACCCAGAAACTTTTTGTCATCATGAAATAGTAGGAAGTCGTCGCAATATCGAATGTAATGCTTAATGTGGTATTTGTGCTTCATTAACTGATCGAGTTCATTCATGTACAAATTTCCGAACCATTGACTCGTGAAGTTACCAATTGGGGTATTCGTGTTGTCACCAATGCTGTAGATGATATCTTTGAGCAGCCAGAGTGTGTCCTTACATTTTATTTTCCTCTGTACGATCTCAAACAAGATATCGTGCTTGATCGATGGGTAAAACTTTGAGATGTCGCACTTTAGACAGTATTTGTTTTTGCGAACAAACTCCATGGTTCGTTTGCTACCGGAGTGCATTCCCTTACCGCTTCTACAAGCATAAGAGTCGTGGATAAATAACTTGTCCCATATCGGCTCAAGCACATTCAAGAGTGCGTGCTGAATGATCCGGTCAGGATTAAAGGGTAGTTTGTAGATCAAGCGCTTTTTAGGTTCAAATATGGTTTTAGTCTTATATGGTGAGGTTGTAAATGTTTTATTGGCAAGGCTTTCACGGATCTTAGTAATATTCGCGTCAAGATCTTTTTCAAAGTTTTGAACTGTATTTTGCCAACCTTTGCCCTTTCGTGCGCGAAGGTAAGCCAGGTGTATGTTCTCTTCACTGATTATCTGTCCAAATAGATTCCCGTGTCTTTTCATAAATAATGTATGGGCGTAATTTTCGCAAGATGCTACTAACTACGCCCATCCTCCCTTTTAGTGTTTTGCTTCATTTACATGAGACAGGGCCAACAGATCCAGCCAGGAGTTGCTCAAAACCTGTATCTGCGTGCTGAACTGACCACTGATATTCGAATTAGCATTCCAGCGATAATTATTCGCATTCCGTGACTGTGACCCGGAATTCGTGCCATTATTCCAATTAGCGCCCGCCAGCAGACCTACTAGCCCATAAAATTTTACTGGCTCCGCGCGCCGAACCGACCACCGACATTCGAACCAGCACGCCAGCGATAATAACTCGCAATCCGCGACCGCGACCCGGAATTCGCGCCATCATCCCACCTAGCGCCCGCCAGCAACTTGGTATCTCCATAAGTTCCTTGTCTATACAGCTGACCTTTTCCGCCCGGTAACGCATACCATCCCCAAGCGGGGGAGGGATCCGCTGACCCAGTCACCGCATTTTGTGTGTATGCAGCTGCAGTATTTTCAGTGTGCGTATGCGCAAGGCTGCTTAATTGGTAGCTCTGCTCGTCCAGCCATTGCCACATCGCGCCTGCGCAATCCTCACAGCCGATGTTGCTCACCATCCGTCTGCCAGCAGTGTCGCTGTGCCCTCCTGTGTTATTCGGATCAACAGACCCAAGAATATTGGTTTGCTCGTTAGACCCTGCGGCAATAACCTGGAACTCAAAGTCTTTCAATAATCGTTTTCTTACCGCTCCACCGTCATCCACGAAGCTATTCCAGTCTCGGGTGTCCGAAATAGTTGCGCCAAAGACGCTTGCAGTTGAGGGTCCTGTTCCGCTTGTTAGATAGATATCAACCCAGATCCCTGTGGCTGCTGAATAGACCATGCCTTCAGGGTTCGAGACTGGACGAAAGGCAAGGTCCCAAATTGACGCGGGGAGGATATCACCTGTCAAAAAGCCAGTCAGTGGATGACCTGCGACCGCTCCAACCGAGAGGCATAGGCAATGGAATCCACCGATCTTGCGCGAGTTGGAGGAAGTATATCCGGTTGGAACTGTTGAGTTAGCTGAAAGCACGAAGGTAGGAGAATTACCGGAACCAGGTTGGCAAGCGTAAATGTAAAAATCTTTCCCGGCTCGGTTGGCTGCCACTGCGTAATCTGTCGGGGAAATAGAGTCCCAGCTCGCGGAATTATTTAGGTCGATGCTCGCTTGGGCCGGTAGCAAATAGCCCTGGTTGTTTATGTTAACCGTTAGCGTGTTAGGGGAGAGCAAGGTTGTATTAGCGCCTCCAAGCGCCCAGCTTACGTCTCTAGCATAGTGTGCTGGGACAGAGGCAATGGCCAGTCTAACGTCTGTAATGGGGTTAAATAGCATATCTTATGCCCCCTCTGTGACAAGTAAATTTTTAGCACCAGCGCTATTGATTGCGTAAATAGCACCCGTGTACGTGAACCCTGTGGGCAGCTCGTGACTACCGCCGTTTGCGTTAAGCCTTATCCCTTTGTAAAGGATAGCAGCGACGCCATATGAAATATAAATGTTTGTGTCACTGTCATTTTCTAAGAGAAGGTATTTCCGATTTGCATTTGCTGCTAATACGAGAGTGCTTCCTGCGCCGATAGCTACAGCCGTATGGGTTATATTTAATGGGCTCACAGTAACGGCGGCATCGACCCTTAACCGACCCCCAACCACCTCTAGATCAGCTACTTGCTCATAACCCTCTGCATCCAGGACGGGATTCCCAGATGAGTCTACCAGAAGTACGTATACCTGTGATTTCTCTACAGCGGTTATCGAGAGTGAGCTTGCACGTGTTTTAGACATTTGCCTTACCCCTTTCTTTGCATAAAAAATAAGCCCTTATGCGGCTTTAAGTAGACAATTGTGCCTTGAATTATGAGCCAGTTAATTTCATTAAATAAGCTCCTTCCGGGGATGTAGCATACAACTCTTCGTTCCACACCATTAGGTCTGATATAGTTTGATTATCTGGCGTTGCACAGACAAGCTCCCAAGAGTCTACACCATTCCACTTTAAGAGTGACATATCATCACCCCAATACCCTAGATACTCTGTTGCGGTACTGCGGTTATATGCTGCTGCGTAAATCGTATCATTGAACCAAGCTACGCCTAACCCATCCCCTATACTCCACCCGCCAACCATATCTAAGGGGGGCAACTGAGGAGCTTTCACAACCCAAGAGTCGGCGCCATTCCATTGTTTAAGTTCGCCCGTAGAGGATATAGCGAGTAACCCAACAGGAGTGGAGAGTAAGTGTTTAATAGTATTATCTGCGCCAGTTTTTGCAACCCACGCGTCAGTGCCATTCCATTCATACAATATATGAGTAGCTGACCCCTGCATATATATTTTTCCGCTATATTCAACAAGCCCAGCAGATATTACGTTTGTGAGTCCGATGCTATAAGGTGTCCTCGCTACTAATGCCCCACTCACAATTTCATAAAGTATCCCGCCGTTAGGGTAAGAGTTGTGCATAAAAAATATTCTATCATCACTGGTTAATAAAAAGCTTGAGGAGTACGAACCGTTAGCCGTAGAAAGGGTGGATACCGTTACCCAGGCAGACGTAGGGATATCCCATTTCTGAAAATACGAAGGGTAGGGGTAGGGGTATCTAGCTGTTCTATATAGAGTACCGTCTGAATTCTGGATCACAGACTTTAACCAATAATATAGCGGGTCAGTTACCTCGGTTATTTCCGTTAGGGTGTTTAATGTTGGGTTATAATCTCGATTGTTACGCGCTCCACCTATTAAAAACTTACCGTTAATTGCTTTACTAAGTTGATAAAATTCATCATAATCCGCTACACCATTTGCGAGCTTAACTAATGCTAGAACTGTAGGAGGAGCAGCCGTTAATATACCCTGCCTACCCAGGGTATACCCAACTATAAAGCCGTTATCGAAATCAATGTTAGACATGGTTCACCTCTCCACAACTTTAATATGTGACAGTTAGCGTCCTACCAAAGTCGCTTGCCATTGCAGTAATTCTTCCGTCAACATCTTTTGTCCATTCCCACACTTCTGTTACTCCATCGTTTGTTATGGAAACCCCTACATCTCCTGCAGTGTACACAATAGCAGTGTCGATAACAGGTCTAGCTATTAAATCTGTTGTACCGTCAGGATTAATCTGAGCAAAACTAACCCCTGCCCCGTCATCTTTATAAAAATAAACATGACCATCTTCGAGTATCTGAATGTACCCACCGTTAACATCGGTTTTCCCCGGCTTCAGTCGCATGGCTTTTTGACCCGTACCGTCTATATGGGTATCGATTGACCCTCCATATTCCCCTATTTCTAAGATAGCCTCATCATCTATGCCTGTTATCTTGCCAGCTTTAATAATCAACCCTTCAATGAGCGCACCTACAAGCTGTTGAGCCATGACCGTAGGACTATATATGCCTTCTCCTGTTATATGAGTTAGATATCCAGCCAGACTTGCTATGTCGCTAATTGCAGGACTCCAGTTTATGTCCTTAGCGCCTACTTGATCTGCCGTAGGAGGGGTAATAGCGTTCCAATCAATGACTGACCCCTCTAACATATGAACAACAGCAGATAATAACAACTTCCTAGTTACGCCATCTAACTTTAATACCGGCGCTCCTGCTTCATCAGACATTTCTATGGTGTCGCTGTTAAGAATAAGTTTCCCAGATCCATCAGACTTCTCAACCTTGATCCCATTAGCCCTTCCAATTGTTACCCCGTAATATGGCGCATCTAGCTTAACCGCATTTGCGACTTGTTTGCTCAAACTACCTTTGTAATCAAATTCACTTCGTTGTTCTGAATAAGATGGCGCAATTGATGTTGTTCTTAGCCCGCCCTTAAAAGACATTTTGTTTGATAGGATTATTGATGGGAATGTTGAGCCATCCCTGCGTGTAACAGTTATTGCATCCCCTACCTCAATATTAGGCCTACCTTTCCAATCCATATTAACTGGAGTATAGGCTAGCCCATTAATTGCAGCAAAAATAGTATCAAGCATAGTTTGATCCATAAAAGGATTGTAAAAGCTAAGAGTATTATCTGCGCTGCCACTACCAGCAGTTAAGAATTCACCGTCCGTGTTATAAATTAGCTTAACCGCTGTATAAGTTTTAAGCGGATTAGTCTCATTGGCCCTAAAATAATCAGAAGCTAATATGAGGGTTTTTGCAGCATCAGGCAAGAACTTAACAAAAGCAAGCTTCTCATCCTTTGTCATTTTTACACTAGCACCATGGGCGCTAGCAATATAACCCAACATATCTCTAATAGTTATATCCAGGTCCTTATAAGGTATCATGTAGGCTGGATTTATGACAACGCTTGAATCTACCACCAAAGATAATTGGGCTACTATTTCATTGAAAACTAATTGCTTTGATATGGGATAAACAAGCGCTGAAACAAA